GCGTGTAGGAGTAGTCGTCTATGCGTTCGGTGCGTTTGCCCTCAGGGTTTAGGGCCCGTCTTGCTACTGCCTGAGAGATAACGTATTCGACGGCTTCCGCGTCCAGTCCTTCTAAGGGGCCGAGGCGTCTTTTGATTAGGAGCTCTGCGCCTTTAATCCAAAAGTTCACCTGGGCGATTTCGTCTGGGTCGGCGATTTTTCGGCCTAATGCTTCTCCCACGCTGGTTATGGTTGCGCCCACGCCTACCTCCTTGCCGTCAGGCTGGTTTGTATCCGCCTGCTAGTAGTCGGTCTGCTAATGCTTCTGCCACGGTCACTTTCGCCCCGGAGGGGGACGCGAGGTCAACTAGGCCGTCCTCGCGTCCCCGTGCCGGTTTAGCCGCAGTGCTTTTACGCGCGGCCACTATGCTGCCTCGCCGGTTGCAGCATTGAATTTGACGAAATGATCGGCGGATTCGAGGACGAATCCGTACTCGGCTTCAGCCAGAATCGCTACGAGGTTGTGCTCGAATAGGGAGACGAGCTTGTCCCCTATTGTGACTGCGGCCTCGGTAGAAATCCTGTAGTTGATGCCGCCAACTACGCCCCAGGCGGCCTTAGACCAGTTCCCCAGGAACCCTTCGACCGGTCCGTTTCCAATGCCCTCAGCGAGAACAGTCGTGCGCCCAAGCAGGGAGCCGTGGGCTACCGCAGACGCGGTCTCGGTTGCCTCCCCAGGCACGAACAGCGGTCTCCCGGTCTGATCTAGCTGCCCCAGGAAAGTGGTTTCCATACCGGTATCAAAAGCGAACCCGGTTGCCCTCTTCTTGTCCTTTAGGAGCAGGTCAAGGCCGGTAACAAGATCCCCATAAACGCCTTTCTTTGACGTCCCTAGGGTGACTGCCTTGGTTGTTTTAGCAACGTAATCGTCAAAGGGCCCAGTACCTGTACCATCGCCACCGGTGTTATACAGTGCGGCGTTGTCGAATGCCCGCCCGAATGCTTCCGCGAGTGCGGGCCGTAGCTGGGTGACGTAGTTGCCGGGGTTGGCGCGTACGACTTCTGCGGAAACTACTGCGATAGCGGTTAGTTTCTTTGGGGTCATGGTGCGCAGTGCGAGCCCCATGTTAGTGGTTTGTTTCTGCCCGCCTTCACTGGTCCAGTTTGCTACCGGTTTTGAGGTGACTACGGGGATTTCCTGCCCGGAAATGCCCAGCGGGATCTGCCTTGCTAGGGACTGTACCGCTGATACGCGGGCGGCCTCGTCGAATATTGGTGCGGATTCTTCGGGTTTGATGAAGCCGGAAAAATCGGTGGTTTTGGTTGCTGCTGTGATAGCCATTTTTGTCCTTTCCCCAAATGATTTGGAGGGTAGGTTCGGTTTTTATTCGGATAGTGTTACGCCAACGGCTTTTGCCAGCGCGGCGGTTAGCTGTGGCGAGTTGAGTGCCGGGCCGGATGCTCCGGGGGCTTTGCCTTGGGTTAGGTCAGGGCGTGGGCCTGGGGTTTTGGGTTCAGGCTCGGCTTTGTTGGCAGACAGGTGACCCATGAGGGTCTTGGCTGACTCGGCGAGTTCTTCGGCAGTTTCTCCTTGCAGGTAGCCGATTAGATCGGCGGGCACTCCTTGCTCGTACGCGACGTTCATGCGGGCGAGCTGGGCGGAGGTGGTTTTGCCCTGCTTGGTTGCTTCTGCAAGTTTGTCTTCTAGATCATTGGTGGTGGCGTCTAGTTTTTCGGTCAGTTCTTGTACCTGGCGTTCTGCCTGTTTGCGGGCATCGCGCTCCGCTTTGAGGGCTTTCACGCCGCCTTCTCCGAGGGGTTCCTCGGTTTTTTCGGGCTCGGTTTTGGTGGTGTTTGTTTCTGCCATTTTGTTTTTCTCCAAATCGCTCGGAAAGAAACCCGCCACCCGTCGCGGGTGCGGGTATAAAAGAACCCACCAGACCGGTGTGGTCTAGTGGGTAAAACTAGAATTATGTGGTGTGGGCTTAGGCCTTTTTCTTGATTTCTTTCATCAGATCAATTGTCTGCCGCATTATGTCGTCGATTCCGTCAGCGTCTGGGTCATCCAAAGGGGGAATAAGCTTATCGAGTTTCGCTAATAGAGCGTCACTGTAGGTAAAACCGACCTCTTTAGCCTTCCACATTCCCGCATCCCAGGCTGGTTTGAATGGGCCGTCGGCCATTATCACATAGCCGTACCTGCTTTCCCATTCCTCGTCAGTAAACTGGGTGCGAACTTCATCGCAGGCTTCCCAGAAAGCATCTTCATACTCACTCATTCCACCCTCCTGAAACCTTCCCAGTCCACTGGCCCGTTCCACGGTTTAATTATACTTTTCTTTGTCGTAACCATGTATACCCCATCACCCGTTACGGGGAAAGCATGTGGTCGTTGGCGTCTGCCTTTGCGTTTGATGTTGATTGTTACTTCCATCAAAACGCCTTTGTATTCGGCCCGAAGATCATACATACCTTCTCCAGACGAGTTTTCCGTGATCCACTCGGGATAGTTTTGGGTGTAATTAATCGCGTCTAAAGCGTCCTCGACTGTCCACTCGGACGGGTAATGAGTTTTGCCTACTCCCGCATCCTCGTCTAGATGACCCCCTTTCCCCCGCGAACTCCCGTAGAGGCTGACTTTCATGTTTTCTTCTGTCGCCGGGTTAAGCCGTCGCGCTATCTCCTCGTATTCTGACCGTGGCATAGGCTCTACGTCAGACGTGTGGATTTCGGCTTCGCGCCGCCACCGTGGCATATCAGCACTACTCGACACCCGTTTTGGGCCACTAGGCGGCTTAGCTCCTCCCCTCCCGCTAGCAGCAGGAGTCGGGGATTTCTTCCCTACTGTTTTTCTGCCTAATCGGGTGGTAGGTAGATACTGGTCGGGCCTGCGCGCTACCTCTTTGGAAAGGATTCCGCCTGGGCGCATCGCGGCCATAAGCTCAGCCCTATACGTTGATTCGACTGAGGCAGCAATCTGCGCGGTTAGGGGCTCATCTGTGCCACCAATTTTGGCCCCACCCCTGCGCTCTACCGCCGCAGTAGTCCACGGGTTACGCCCGACCAGTACTTCCTTATAATCGCGTTCTGCAACGTAGAGGCGGCGTTCTGCCGCAGTCATCGTATAAACGTTATTCGGGTCGCGCCAGCCGCGTTGGCGAGCTTCTAATACGGCCTGCGTGGAGGCTTTTGCACGCCCACCTTTACCGTATTGGCCAAACCCCTCACGTGCCCCACGGAGCACCCCAACGGGGTTTTGCCCACCCGGGAGAATATACCCGTGCTCGCGAAGCAGCCTTTGAGCTTGCCCCCTATCTCCTTTCGCCCATTTGTAGATGAGCTCGGGGGTTGCCCTACGCTGGCCACGTTTTAGTATTCCTGCTGCGTGCCCGCGTGTGCTCATACCTTCGGTGGTGAACATCCCGGTTTTGGTCCTACCGCGCCGGGAATTCACTACCTGGAATATATCCGCGCCATCTCTTACTGCCTGCGCGCCCGCTTTAGACAAGAGACGGTTCTGCTCGACAAGAGGCAGGGAACGAAAATATGCGTACGGGTCAGCGATGTAGCCTTCTTTAATAGCCGCAGCTTTACGCGACTGCCTCGCTGGGATGTGTACGCACCCGCAATTAGGGTGTCTGAGAAACCCGGTGTTCCACCTGTAGAAGCGGCCCGCGAGGATAGCGCAACGCGCGCAAGCCCCAGGGCTTACCATGCGCACATACCCGACCCCGGGGCGGGCAGTAATATCTACCGAGGCGGCAGAGCGCGCCACATCCGCAATCAAAGTGAGTAGAAGCATGTCTAGCTGGCGTCTGCCCATTTGGAGGGCCTGCCCTGCGCTTGCCCCATTCCCTATCGCAGTTTTAGCCGTGATAACCGGGGACTGTAGTAGGCCTTCTAGGGAGCGCCCGTCAGATGCAATACCAACAAACCCGTAGGGGTTTACGAACCCTGTTGGCGCTTCGTAGTCTCCTTGGCCTGCCAGCGCTGCCGCCCCATAGGATGCGCCTTCTGCGGCGGCGTCATATTGCAAAACCGATATGGCATTTACCAAAGTGGGCAGGTTTAGGCCCCAGGACTGGCTAATGTAGTCGGGGTTGGTTTTGCCCCACTGGTGGCGTCCTATAGCCGCAGCTTTTACCTGCAAGTTTGCGACTTTGCGGTAATGGTCTTCGGTAGCATTCACGATTAGGCACCGCCATTCTCACCGCTCTTACTTACAAGTTCTCCCACGAGGTCGTCGGCTGCTTCCTGTTCTAAATATTCGCGCTCGCGCTCCTTGCGGGCCTCGGAGAAACCGAGCTCATCCCACGCCCCCTCACGGCTAATTAGGGGTTTACCCCCGGCAAGCTTTTGTAGTGCGTCTGCACGCTGGGAGAAGGTTGGGGTAGCTGGGTCATACCACTCGACAGCAATACGCGACCCATCAACTTTTTTCTCCGGTGCGGATCTGCTCGTACAGGCCCATAACCTGGCCCAGGGCATTACCGACTTCCCGGTTATGGCGTTCGACCATTTTCACTAACTGGGATTCCTCAGCACGGATAGCCCCCTCAGCAGGAGGGTTAGTAGTAGTTAGACCAAAAATTATTTAGCCGGGAAACCAGTAACCGATGCTGCGAGCTTGCCGTAGAATTGGACCGTCTCAGTGAAATTCTTCAGATCCGCCGCATCCAACTGGCCTAATTTCGCGTCCTTATTCGAGGTCGCCCACACCGCATTGAAATATGCCTCCCACTTCGGCAGAATCTTCCCGCCCTTATCCATAAAATCAGCAGGTTTAACCCCTGTAGCCCAACGCTTAGGCACCGCTAGTGCTTCGGCTGCGACTTGTAGGTTGGTTAGGGTGCGTGCGGCTGCGTCTGCTAGGGGGATTACGTCGCTCATTTTCGGAGCGCCCGTATTGGGTGGTGGTGCGTCGCCGGTTGATTATTGGTACTACGGGGACGCGGCCGAGGTTGTGTTCGTCTGCGTCTTGTACGTGCCATATTCCTTTTTGGCGTGCGCACCAGAGGGTTTTGTCTGGTAGGTAGATGGTTGCTGCCCTGGGGGTGCCGTCTGTGTAGTCGTATACGCGTACTGCTGCGGCTACTGCGCGGCGGCGGCGGTCCATGATTACGCACATTTCGCGCGGTGATTCCACCTGGATTATGGGCAGTGCGCCTGCTTCTTCGTTGGCTCCGACAGATATGAAAGAGCGCCCTAGGATTAGTCGATCTCGGTTGGATAGGCATAGGTCGGAGTCCATGTTGTTGGCGTCCCAGCCTTCTTGCAGGTTTTTTGAGGCGGTTTCTTCTCCTGGCATGAACAAGGAGCGCACGTCTTGGCGGTGTTCGATGGTGTCTACTACTACGCGCGGCCAGTTTACGCATAGTTCGAATTTGCGCATTTGGGGGGCTACGGCCAGGCCGAGGAACTCGATGCGTTGCAGGCCGTCGTAGTAGGCGAGGAGTTCTTCATCTTTTGCCCACTGTAGGGCTAGTTGCTCGATGCCTTTTTGCAGGTAGGCTTCTTCGGTGGTTGTGAGCCTCAAGATTTGCTCCTTCCTGAGGGCGGGTTAGGCGAAATGAATCATGCCTGCGCCCTGGTCTTCTTCCCACCCGGTGGCGCGGGCGTCGGCTGCGGCTTCGTGGGCGAGCACGTCGGCCATTACGAGGTCGATTTTCATGTGCTCTTTTGGTTTACCGAGGATGTATTTGTCTCCGGGTTTGGCGATTTTGCGGGCGTTTAGCACGTGGGTTTTCATCATGGAATCTTCCAGGTGGAAGGTCAGACCCTCGCTGAGATCTTCCATGTAGCGTGTGAGCGCTTCGAACATGCGGTTGATTTTGTTGGTTGGCCATTGGATGACCTTGTCTTCGCCGAAGTCGCGGGCCCAGGCGTCTGCTTGTGTTTCCCAAAATCTGGGGTCAACGTACATGCGGGCGACTTCGTAGGTGGCGAAGATTTCGCGTACTGCTGCGTCTACTTCCCCTCGTGGGATTCGCCCGTCCCATATTTGCGGGTTCCACCATGTAGGGCGCGAGTCTGGCCCGTATGTGGGGGTGAATCGCAGCCCGTCTAAGGTTTCTACTCGCAGCGCGGTCCAGTCCCCGCTGCGGGAGCCGTCAAAACCGACACAAACTGGCCCGCCCGTTGGGGGCTCCTGGCCGGGGCGAGTGCGTTCATCCCAGAGAGTTTCCGGCATGAACGAGCCGAGACCTTGCACAAGCTTGTTCCCGAAGAAGCGCATTGCCTGAGTTGGGTCAGTGCGCACTAATTCGGCAGCTTCAGCTTCGATCGCATTGAGGTCAACCCAAGGGGAATCTGCGTAAACGTACTCGTGGATCTTTCGCCTATCATGCTTGACCGTGTAGTCGAGTTTGCCATCTGGTTTCTGGTAGAAAACGAAGACGTCTTTAGTGTGAGCTTCGTAGGTTTCTTGGGCTGCGGAGGCCTCCATTGGGTCCCAAGGGTTAGTAATTT